GCATTCACCCATACATCAAACTGATCTGCAGCACCACGAATATCATTGGCATTCAACTTTTTAACCAACGTCGATTTGCTAAATGCATTAGTCCCAATGTTGTAGGCAAGTGATACCAGTGCATCAAACTGATTTTGATTAAGTTGCACTGTGACTGCCTTATTTACAGTAGCTTCAAACTTCTTTAAATCATGTGCCATGTATGTCTTAGCTTGTGCTTCCGTGCAGGTATCACCTTTCATAACTTTAATGCCGTTCGGATAAACTGTGGTACCGAAACCAATCGTCCACACTCCCACTCCATCGTCATAGGCAGTAAGTCTCTTACCTTCAAAATTACAGATCAGGTCTATCCCACTTGGGCTGATGTGCATTTCATCTGTGGCGATACCCAGCATATCATTCAGGTCATCATAGGCGGTTGCAATTAACTTATCTGCAGCATCAACCTGCTTTTGGGTGAGTTTGCCACCACTGATCTTTCGCAGGAAATCAAATATGTGTTTCATTATGGGCTACCCTTAACTTTAGGCTGTGCAATCTTACGGCCAATGTACGCCAATGCAGGCAATACAACTGAAAGCAAAATAGCATGGTATTCAGTCGGAATGAGTTGTGTGTTGATGCCCTCTTGAATTAAAACAGGAAGAACACCCAATAAAAAAGCTCCGATAATTGGGAGCTTTACAGATAAATATTTCCAGACGTTTTCGGGGATGAATTTCATTTTTCTCTCACATTTCGTTCATAAAGTTTGTTTCGGATTTCTTCAACCGTTCTCAAAAGCTGATCGGACTGTTTTTCAAGAACCTGAATACTTTGGGCGTTGGTCATGGCTTGAGTGTTTACCGTGTCCGTTTTGCTCGTCTGAGTATTCCAAGCAACGACGAATAGACCTGCTAAGAAAATGCCGCCAAAGCGTACAAGGTTGGTGATACTGTCGATCTTGGTTTTACTTTCGTGCAGTACCCTAATCTGTGAATCCACCTCCTTAAATCTTGGCTCAACTTCATTTCTGAGCTGCTTAATCTCACTTTTGAAGTTTGACTTTGCTCGGTCTAAATCTTCTTGAAGGTTGTCACGAGTTTGGGTTAAGTCATTTCGTGTCTGTTGATGCTCTTTATTGAGCTGCTCTAACTGCATATTCATACGGTCAAGCTTTTGGGGCATTTCAGCTAACTTATCCATGTTCTTGGATATGTCGCTGATCTTGTCTGAAATGGCAATGAGTTGCCCCGCTGTCGCTACTGGCGGATCGGATGAGTAGTCATTTGGCATTGCGCCCCCTAATTTTTGGCAATAAAAAAGCACCCAAAGGTGCTGTGTATATAATTAAAAGCTAACTCGCTGTTAGTAAAACAGATATAAGCCCGACTTTGTATGCGCCCGTAGTTGTACGATTAACTTGCATCGAAACATTAGATACTGCTTCATCCTTATTTACACCCTTTGTTGCTATACCGTGCTTTAAGCTAGATGACGAATAATCCGCGCCTGCAATTTTTGAGGCATTCGTAAATGTTACAGTCTGCGGTGAAGTGCTATAAAATGAATCCCACAGCCCAAAAAAGAACGCAGATGCATTTGTAGTGGCTGTCAGTGCTGGAAATACGGTATCAGGATTTGCTTTTTCAGTTTTTGCACTCGAGCATACCAATGCTGATATTGGCGAAGTACTGCTTAATATAATAGCTGTCGCACTATCACAAGTATAAGTTACAACAGTATTCTGTGTGGTTTGGGTTGTTGAAATCTTATAACAAACACGCAGAGATGTAGAATCGGTTATCCGTATGGAATCAATTAAAGTAAATCCCGACGGGATGGCAGTTCCTGCTGCATCTAAAACATTTGTCTGAACTGCCAGCAATATCACATCCCCCACATTATAAGGAGGTACACTGATGCTCATAATATAGCCTGTCGAGCTTGATGAAGATGAGCTAAGTACTGCTTTCACTGTAATTGGAATTTCTGAAATAGCAGTTATTTCATAGCATTCAGTAAAAACTTCTTGTTCCCCCAGAAAACAGGACAACATGTAGAAATATGTTTGTCCGTCTACAACATTAAAATCCTCGAAAAAACCACTTCCATCTTTGATAGTTGCATAAACTTCAGGCAGCGATGTTTTTGTAAATGTCGATGATGATTTATAAATGCGGATCCCTTCGGTCACCACATTATCATCTGACCATGTAATTTTTAACTTAATGCTCATATTTTAATGACCTGAAATTCTACATCTGAAGGTGGTGTTAAAGGTGTTAAAGTTGAACTTTTTACAGTATGATCAAATACATTCATGCACTCATAGCCATCTCGCACTGTTTTTAAGTTGATGTCCAGCGAACGTGTATCAGCTCGCATTGCAGATTCTAGTAGTGTGAAACTGTTCAATGCAGTTACATTTACACTATGTATTGCAACCTCAACATCAGTCGCATCAAGCTCAATTACAGTGAGTAATGTTTGTGTGTTTTCTTCAAGTGATACGCCCTGCTCAAAATACCCAATAAAGTCACCACCTGTTTGCTGTAACCGGTTTCGATTAGACCAAGTCAGTATGAAATCATCTTCAAAATAAGCAGGCCAACACTCATTATTGATTTTCACATTCGCAGGTGGATAAGGGCGGTTTGCTAATCCCACCATCTCCAATGTATGTGCCGTTGCCACCCCAAGCGCAAGCTGTGCCGATCCCGTCTTGGTGAGTGCCTTCACATTGAGCGATTCACCCGCAAAATAATCCATCTCATCCAGTGCAATGTAGTCATCACAGAATAAGATCATTGAACCTGCAGCATGATCCTGCGGAACGGTATAGTTCACCCCACGTTTGACCGTAATTTCAGTTTCACTGATAGCGGTCACCGCCATATGTTCATCATTGACCAAGATCCATTTGCCTAGCTCAATTTCTTCTAAATCCTCGACTTTACGAATAGCGAATGTAGATTCCATTTTGCCAATGGCCTGCGCCAATTCTGCACTTGGGCAATAATCCAAAGTGGCCTTTGAAGCATAGCCTGAACCTGAATCCACATAGATCTCAGCCGAAATCGCATTTTGTTGGCCACGTGGGGCCACCACAGCAACGCGTGACAAAGTAGGCTCATCTGCAAGATCTGCATTCACTTCTGACTCAGTGGCGAATTGCACTGCATCATAGTATTGAAGCTCAAGTACACGAATATGAGGATTATCAAGTGGTGCTTGATTGGCTGGATTCTCATACGGTGGTACATAAGGCACCACGGAGTTCATCGGGGTACTGAACACATCCTCAATAGCTTCGATAGTGGCCCCAAAGTTGTGGTCATCCCCATAGTCAATCGAATTGACGCGCATGACAGCCCCATCCACACCATGTGCTGCCCAATTCCACTTAAAAGCATTACCTTCTTTCAACTGCAATGCAGTATCAGGATCAACATTGTTGAGCGTGACGATTTTCAGAGGACTAGAAAGCGCTTTTAAATCACGTTCAGCAGATGTATAAGCAGTCTTGGCATTGGTAAAACCATCATAAGTCACTGACTTATTCACCAAGCCATTTTGAGCAATACGTGCAGGATCTTGTGCTGTCACCGTGGCATCTTTGCCTGTTTCTTTCTCCCAATAGGTCACGGTGATCTGATTGATTTGCTCTGCTGCAGTACGAATTTCATAATCTGAAATCTTCCCGACATTCGATTCATCAAGTGTTAGTAAGTCATCTGCAACATAGTCATCACGAATCAGGGTTAGTACCCACTTATTGGTGCGACTGTCTACCGTACACACCGCATCGATGTGCTCACAAATCAAGTCGATGATTTTCTCAATCTCGCCTTCATCATCAAACACAATCGACATATACATGTCTTCTTGATTAAGCACCGCCCAGGCATTTAAAAAGCTGTTTTTATCCAGCATCTCTTCTGGTTGCCCCATCCCCCACGCTGTGTTGGTGATGCAGGTCCACAGCATGTCTGCTGGGTTCATGTCTGGCTCACCTGAACGCACCCCAAACCATGATTCAAGATTAAAGATCGTTTCAGCATCATCGGTAATGGCCCAAGGTACATAAGCACCTAAATCCACATTGTCTTCAGGCGTATTGTCGGCTTGCATCAACAAATTATTCAAAGTGATGAAGTCAAAGTCAGCACGGGATACGGTATGGGTTTGATGGACGGCTGTGTTATGAAACATGGCTTGAAACTGCGCAATCACCTCTGGTGTGACATCACGGCCATCATGCATCGGCACAAAGATGCGACGACTGTTCTCAGTTTGATGTGTGTTTAAAAAGCTCTCTGCATTACTGATCATGCTTGAAATGGAGGCTCCACCAACTTGCTGTTTAGCCTCAATCCATGCCACGGCATCAGGTGCATCTGTTTCTTGAAAGTTAAGATAGTCTTTCACATGCAAACCACTATCAAAGAACATCAGGCGAATGTTGACCTGAGAACCATCATACACAGCAACCAGATCAGCAATCAGATACATTAAGCGTGCAACACCAGAAGTGAAAATCTTAAAGACTTCAGGGGTCATAGACACTGAGCTGTCCATCGCAATCACGATGTTGGTCACACCATCAATAAAGGTCGGCTTAATTCCATTCACATATGAAAGTCGAAATTTCCAATCCTTCATATAATTGGATGTACCAATGTATCCTTGCTTCCACACAAATGAACAAACGCCGCGAGAAGCTGGTACATTACCGACGCCTAGCTTTTGCTCTAAATAGGGATCTGGCATTTGGTTTTGTAAACCCGAATAATAATTAAAATTACCCGTTACCCCACCGCCACCGCCGACATCTGTACCACCAAATAAATTTTGCTGCGCAATACGGCTTGAGCCATTGCCCATCCCGCCATACCAGGCTTCTTTATCTTCTACCCAAATTCGACGAAGAAAGCACCCTGCATGAGCAAGAACGGCTTGCCAACCTGCATAGTATTTATGTGCGTATGTCTGTTTTTTTCCACCGCTCATTGTGTTCTTCCTGTGCAATCTCAACGACTTTTAAAGCCATAGCATCCTGTGTATCAATCAGCTTTTGGGCATCAATTCCATTGGCTAAGAAATCTGACCAGTCCCAATGGTGGGCATCAAAAAAGGGCTTAACGCCCTCTTTTCTGCAATACTTCGCAGCCCGAATATGTCGAATGTAAATTTTCATTTTTTCAGCGCCACCGCCTTTTGATCGCCAAAATAGGTATAGGTTGGCGCGACATCGCGTGAACCGAGTACCACCTTGATCGGTGTACCGTACTCGACACTGGGTGCTTCAACCGTACCTGCCACTGTCCTGTTTTTTTGGTTCTTCGCCATCATCAGCGATACAGCAACCGATACAATCGTGACCACAACGGCCCAGATAAATTGCACCCACATATCACACCACCTGTCTGACTAATGGGTTATCACCCGGAACAAAAGGAAAACCGCCATAATTTGGCAGATTAGAATAAGCCTTACATGCATCCGGTGTTTTTAAGCACCCAGGATAAAGCGTCACATAAGGGACCGCCTCTTCAGCGGAGCGAAGTTCAGCTTCAGCAATCGGGATTGCATCAGCTGCTGCATTTTTTTCGGTTTCAGCCAGTGCAAGCGCATCCACCAAGTCCTGATAATTGGGATCTTCAGGGGCTGCATTATTCAATGCCTCAAGCGCCTGTTCATAGGCCGTTTGTTTCAGTGCCAATGCAGCTTGAGCATCTGCCAATGCTTGAGTTTTTAAGGCAATGTCATCCATCAATGCTGTGTATTCAGCATCGCTCAGTGCAATGTTGCTAAACGAATCAAAGCGACGCTTTAAAACAAGCTGATTGCCCTTGCTGGTATCAATGGTAATCAACACCCCGCTTGGATCTTCAATCATGCCAATCAGAAAGTAATTGTCTGCATAGGCTTCTAATCCACGTAGTTCCATGTTCAGCTTATCCACGCTTTTGATGGTGGTCTTCACCGCATAATTTGCCTTGGCCAAACGACAATCCTGATCGAACAATCGATATGGGCATGTGGCTTGAATCTTTCGAGTCACCGCATTACGCCCAACCTTGGTGTATTCCGTTTCAAATTGAAGTTTAATGCCTTCATCGTGTGGTTTGACTTTGGTTAGTCGACCTGCCCAAAACTGTCTAAACTCAATCCCTTCATAACTGAACATTTGAACTGTGGTGATTTCTTCAAGTTCAGAACGGGAAAGATTCTGGGCGAATACCGAAAGCAATGAAAATTCTATTTCCATAGTTTGCTTCTCTAAGTCTCGCCCAGACTTATGCGAACCACGTTTAATCACGTGCGGCTCATACACCACACCTGCATGCTCAATAAAGGCATCTCCATTGGTGTAGGCACGCTGTACATTGCCCGTTTGGAAGAGGTACAGTTCCCGCTTGGCAATGGTTGATTGCCCATTACCGAGCAATCGAGTAAAAAATTTCATCATGGCTCAATTTCCAAAATGGCAACTGAAGACTCAGTGATGCCTGCACCTTTATATTGAATATCTACTGAATCGTTATTGAGCCGATGAAGACCTAAATAGCTAATCATTCGAATATCCACAGCAGCTTTATTGAGTGCTGGTGTAATAGTAAGTCTCAGTGTGTTACTGGTTTGCACTGCATTTGAAATGCTATGTGCAGTCCAATTGCCTGACTTGTCTTGAATGGCGATATGCTTTCGATTCGAGGCATATTCCTGATACTGATTCAACTCAACGTCAATCACAGTTGAAATCGCGCCTGTACTTTTGACATAGAAATTGCGCTCAAATGTTGGCAACCAAAATGCACGATATTGGCCCAGTCTGCGAAATAGAAACTGTCGATACTCAAACAAGGCTTGCTGACCTTTCATCACTGATCGCATCGGTTTGCCGTAGCGGGCATGTAGCCAGTTGCTATGCTGATCAATCGGCCCTAAACCAAAATCCACTACAGTCTGGTGCTGAAGTACGGTGACATTTAACGCATCTCCCTCAAGCAATAAACGCCTAAAGTAAATGTCATGTCCAAGAAACTGCGCAGGTACTGGTGCCTGAAGATACGGTGCATCCATCACCTGAAACTGAAGGCTGGGTTGGCCGTAAACTGCATTGATGGGTGCCGATACATCACCCAAAATAAAGCCCACTCGAAGTGGGCATATTGTGAAGCTTTGCAAGGTGATCGGCTCATACAGTTTTAAACCATTGGCTAGTACCTCTTTGATTTCAACAACGGTCAGACCATCCTTATGCTTAAGCAATGCCAGGGAATCGTTTCGGTAATCATAAATCGAAGTTTCACATTCGATAAAATCACCGTCCACACCACCAATACGCTGCCACTCTACATCAACAGGAATGGCCCACAGTTTACGTAAACCGCCCCACAACACATTGAAGTTCTGCGCCAAAGCCTGACGTGCCACCACATAATCAATATTCAAAACTTGAGATGCGGTTTCACGTAAAGCTTTTCGTTTCTCAGTGCCATTATGTGAACTGTTGACGTAAGTTTGAAAACCTAGACTTTCAGACGATCCCACAAGCGTGCACTGGTCCAGTAAAACCAATTCA